AAAGATTTTTACCAGCAGTTAATGAATCAGGAAATTCTGCAATATTAAAAAAATTATCAGAAAATGGAGTCGTATCACGGAATTGTATATCCGGGAAATCTTTTAATCCTAAATACTCGGCCTTTTTTGGAAGACTATTTATTGTACCTGCTATCCCGTTATTAGAAGGAGTAGAGCCATATGCCATATATCACCTTTATTTCATATAAATATCAGGTATATGCAATTTTAGAATACCCATCAACCTTTTTGATCTCAATAAGTTTATCAACAATGTCACGCATTGCATCTATATGAGATATACACATAATAAATCCAAATTGAGATTTTAAATAATCAAAAAGCCTGTACATTGAATTTAGGTTTTCTGAATCTAATACACCAAACCCTTCATCGATTGCTAAGAAATTTGGCCTAGGTAAATTAGATACATTAATTAATGAAGTACGGATTGCTAATGAAGATATAAATTTCTCCATCCCAGATGTTAATTCTAATGGCCAATGATTATCATCATCATATACTATCTCTGCGTTTATATTTTTACCATCTGTATGTAATACCATTGTAAATTCAACTACTTGATTAAGTATATTATTTATCTCTGATTCGATTTGAGGTAAAGCCTTGGAAATTAAATGATATGGTACTCCATCTCTATTAACTGCCTTTTGGTAATATTCATAACCTTGATATTGTTGTTCTAAATCTTTAAGCCTGGTAATACCATTACTTGCATCTTCACGTGCCATCTCGGCCATTTTTAATTTACCAGATGTATTTAATAAATTAGCATCGATGTCAGATAATTCAGAACTTACTGTTTTAATTTCTTCACGAATTTCATATATCGCAATATTCTTCGTTTTATTAAATTCAATATTATCTTTCTGCTTTTTAGATTTTAATAATCGATCTTTACAGTCATGGAAATTATTATTAATTGTCTCTATATCCCATGTATGTGATTCTAAATCATGTTCCATTGTAACTAACGATTTATTATGTCTATTTACTTCCAATCCTAAGGCTTGTAATAAATCTAATTTCTGTTGCGGTTTTTCATGAAGAACTAATTGGTCATATAACTTGTTATAATGATCGATATCAAATTGAATCTGCTGTTCGTTATCAATTAAGTTTGGTAATAAACTAGCAACGTCATTTGTTTCATGGAGCCATGGATTAGCCATACAGAATTTACATTCCGGATCCCATTCATGTTTATCTAATTTAGATACCATTTTTTCAGCATGCCGAATTTTAAGTTGTATTACTTCTAAGTCATTATGTAACTGAACTAATGTTCCTTTGTGGGTTTTAATTTCTTGTATCTGTGATAATATTATAGTGTTATCAACTTTACCTATTTCCTGCTGGATCTCTGATATTAATTTCTTTTTAGATTTTATTAATTCAATCTTTTGGACTTTATTAGATTCATGATCCTTTAAGGTAGATTGTAAATGTTCCATTTCTAATATAATATCAGTTGGTTCTGGTAATGAGTTATCTACGCTCTTTAATTCCCCGGTCATTACAAAAATAATATCATTTAAACCAGTCTTCATTTGTTCATGATCAGATTTATCTAATTTCATTTGCTCATATGAACCAGTATGTTGCATAATAATGTCAACTGCATATGATAAATCGGAGGAAAAATCTTTTCTTTTATATTCACGAATTAAAGCCGCGGTATCTCTAATATCTTCATGTCCTATTAAATACTGTTGTTCAAATATATCGATATCTAGAAATTGCGATAATAAGTCTTTACGTTCACGTTGAGTTTTATCAATAAATCCGGTATTATTATTTTGTAATGATAATGCCGTTAATACAAAATCTTCATATGAACCTAAATATTGTCTTATACTTTTATTAGTAGAATCACGTTGATCTCCATTTAGATTTTCTTCAAATTCAAACAAACATTCAAACTTAGATTTTTTATTATTAAGTACATGTACCGCTTTTTTAGTTCTACTACATTTATCGAAACAACAAAATGCCAATGCATCTAATAGTGTCGATTTCCCTGCCGCATTAGGTGCAAATAGTCCATGTACACCGGTCATGTTCGTAAAATCAATTTCATTATTTTCACCATAACTAAACATGTTAGAGAATTTAAAATTCTTAGGCGTCCATGTTATATTCCTGGTTAATGTAGTAGTTGGTAACTTAGAATGAACCTTTCTATTAATATGTCTAATAGTATCTAATAAATCATCATCTAATGCATATTCATCCGATAAGTAATCTGTAATTACTTTGTTTTGCCATTCAACATCTCGTATATTACCAAAATTAATCTTATTTTTGGAATCAGTTGTATTCAATGCATTGACTTTCTGTAAGGCTATATCCTGAACTTTGTATTGTGATCGGATTTTTGCTACAATACGCTTCAATGTCGCTGAATCAGTATCTTTTACTTTTAATCTTAACCTAGGTCGCATTGGAACTTTATCGCTAGGATTTGTTATTTTGCCAGAATCAATGTGGAACGTATAATATCCATAATCATTTGCAATTTCTACAAATTCGCAATTTTTAGATTCTAAGTCCCATACCATAATTCCATGGTCTAACGCCTCGCCATGGTTTTGTTGTATCAATGAGCCGGCGTATGCAATTGTTTTATCTAAATCTAAGAATTGTGGTTTATGTATATCTCCCAATAATGTCAAATCATGGCCTGCAAACATCTCGGTAGTAACATGGGTATTGCTTAATGTAAAGCCGGTATCTGTTGATGCATTATGCACAGAGCCATGGTGGAGAGCAATCTTATAATCTCCCTCAAAATCACATGCTTTTATATAATCTGCAGGCTTATTAACCACCGCCATTACGTTAAAGTGTATGCCTCCCATACTATATATACCATTGTCTTTAAGATAGTGTAAGTTTTGATGATTTAAGGCTTTAACGATAGGAGATAAGGCATCGAGCCGGTAACTATTATTTAGGTTACAATCATGGTTTCCTGTAATTACAATTGTTGGGGCGATATCTGACAATTCTTTAAAGAAATTAGATACAACATGTATCAGCTCCGGTGACATATCAGTTTTAGCATGCACAATATCTCCAGCAACGTATATTAAAGAATTATCGGTTCTCGTCTTTTTAATATATCTATATAATCGGTTAAATACCAATTCATATTCTTTATGACGTTTAACGTTCCTGACATGTATATCAGCAATATGATAGATTTTATCTACTTTATCAATTCCTATATCTATAGTGCGCATAATATCTTTTGTTCCATTAATTGTTCTTGAGTCATCATACCAGTATGATCAATCTCATGTTTAATTTTTTTAAAGCCTAATTCACTAGGATCTGATTCGGGTAAATCTACGAAGTATACGTTAACGCCATTCGCCATAAAATATTGAGCTGCATCTAATGCTTGTTTCCTGGCATCTTGATCCAGACATATGTATATATCTTTAACACCTCGTTCTACAATACGTTTCTTTAAAGTATTTGATATAGTTTTACCAAATAATGGAATTGCATTACGTTTAATTGTAATAGCATCAAATACACCTTCTACTAACACGATGGGCATATTCCAATTTATATGTAATTCAAATCCTATAATATCCTTTGAAACATTTGGATTTTTATGTTTATATGTAGTATCATAATATGCTCGGCCTACAAAATAATTCAAACTACCATTCGCATCATAACTTGGAATAATAACCTTACCGAAATACAATCCGCTTTTACAATAACCTATTCTATATTTCATGATATCCTGAATAGATAATCCTCGTCGCTTTAAATAATATATAGCATTGCGGTATTCGGGAGCTTTGGTATCAATTTCCCATAATGGAATATATCCTTCTGGTAATTGTATAACAGGTGTATCAGTTGTGGTTTTTGTTGGTCTATATTCAATATCATCCATTAACTGTATCAACCGTGATATCGTTTCCCGCTGGACATTTAATTTACGAAATAATACAGTTAATTTACGTCCAGCAGCGTTGCATACCCAACAATGCCAATGCTGGGATATTATATTGATTTCTAGTTTTTTCTTACTAGTATGACAGAATGGGCAATGGTATGCGATATTATCATTCGAATTGATCTTACCTTTACCAAGCACTGATTCTAATAATGTAATTACTGCAAATTTACTCATTAATATTATATATTAGATATTATCATTACTGTATACTACAATAACGTTTTAATCAAGATAAACTTTCATAAAAATTTTATTAATAAATTGAATATAATAAAAATAAGTCGTAAGCTCAAGTTTATAACCAACTTTCTGGAATATATTTTTCTGCCCATGGGATTCCATGTTTATCACAAAAATCTCCGTATGATGTTTTCGAGCCTTTTCGTATCTTCGTACGAGCTGATTGGAATACAATTCTAATATCTAATTCTGGATGTTGTTGTTTAATTAACAAATGCTTTTTACGATCCTCGAGCACCCAACGACCTTTGGTTTCAACTAAAATACCATTTGGTAACGTAAAATCAATAGTATATGTATGTTTAGTTTCCGGCCGAATATAAGGTATTACTGTATCCTCATATCCATATTTAATTTTAGCTTCTGTTAATTGATCTGATACTTTATGTTCAAATCCACTTCTATAACCATGTTTTATCGCATTCGCGCGAAGCTTGGATTTTGATCTCCATGTCATAACTTATTCCTATTTTAAAATATTTAATAATCCCAACGTATAATAAAATTCATATCGATATCATCACGCTTTTGTATAGGCTGAGCTAATTTCGATACAGCTACTAATTGAGCATCATCATTATATAATCCAATTGTGGTAATATAAGGATTAACCTTTCCAGATGTAAACATTGTTTTTCGATGCTCCCCTGGTAATGTATTAGATTGTTCTTGCTGAGTTAATAATTTATCAGTTGCCGGCGTAAATGTAGCAGATGGATTTAATGATACATTAAATTGACCTTTTGGTACACGTATTAATACTTCATTTTCATAAATTATATGAGTACCTTTATATGATATATCAAATGTATTATTAAATGCTCCGGATCCGGTATTATATTTAGGCATTGGTGATGATATTACAATTTCACCGTTCCGGTAAAATATATTACCAGCAACACTAGTTTGGTATAATTGGCCGGACAAATAATTACGGTTTGCTAATGATGTAATTCCAGTATTCGATACTGCATAATCATACATACGTAGTTCTGCCAACTC